TAAAGTAATAGTAGAGTCTTCTTCCATAAATTGATAATAATCAATTCCTTTCTTTGTCGAGAACAACGCTTCTTGAAATAGTGTTGTCATATAAACTCCTTAGAAGTGACTTCCCCAAATAACTCCGTGTACTGCTGGGGTTCCTGACCCAGCTACTATTGATACGTAATCTCGGAAATCCAAGGCTGGCATTCCAGTTTCAAAAGTAGATGCTCCTGAAACTCGTATACCCGTACTGGTGGATGCCACAGTATCAAATGCTATATATACTGGATCAGTAGCATGTTGATTTGTTATTTTAACACCTTTAATGACAGACAAATCTGACTTCTTCTTAGAAACTGAAAGGTTTGTTGTACCTGTCCATGAATAATTTACACCTAAACTTCCATCTAGGTAAGTAGATAAAGCATTATCATTTCGTACTTCAACCATAATCTTATCGACATAGAAGTCAATATTATGGTTTGCAACGGATAAGACTTTCATTAAGTACTGTGTAGTATTTGTTGAAGCTGGAACAGCATAGGTTGCTGTAATCCGTTGGAAACTCGTTGATAAGTTTGTAGTTGCGGATGTTGCTAAGACTGAATGTGAAGCAGAAACAGCTTCATTATCTGTAATCAGGATAGCCACATCTCCAGAAGCAGAAGCACCTCGTACTTCAGCCTGAACAGTAATATATTGAACATCTATATTGAAGGGAACGTTTGGAATACTCCAATAAAATCCTTCTCCCCCAGCTGAGTTGCCGGGATTTACTAAGAGGGAATTGCTTCCAGAAGCTGCTTGAGCAGAACTTCTAGCGATTGCTGAACCTACGGCTGTAAATTCACCAACATCAGTTCCTTCAATACTAGGATTTTTAACTAGGTTAACAGCTGGTAACCCCGCAGACGCTGTTACAAGAGTCTGAGCTGTTGTTGATAGGGTTTCTTGGAAAGGAACGTACCGTGTCATTGGATGAACAGATTGTCTAGTTGACGAATCTACGTCCCATTCTCTTGCATCAGTATGTCGTATGTTATCACTCATTTAATTAATTCTCCTTATTAATCGCCGAAACCGAAATGGGCTATTCCTATAAAACTTATCATTACGGCTGACGTATGCAATATAAGAAGTCCAACAGCTACTAGTCCGGTTTTCGCTCCTAATACTTTCGATCTCCAAATCTGCATTTCGTTTACATTGTCTTGTATTTTTTCTACTCTTCCACTCAATGTTGCATTCAATGTTGTTTGACTTTCTATGTATGCATCCAACCGTTCCATGTAAGTTGCCAAATTAATGACAACCTCTTTCTCGTTGGACATATAATTTACCTCGTTGTATTTAAAATGAAAGAGAGGGGGAGGGAATTTCTCCCTCACCCCTCAAAGTTAGTACTAGGATGTGGCGTTCAAATCGCCAATCTTTGACTGTACCCAGATATTCCTGCATCGCATTTCACCCATTGTGTAGAGTAGACCTCTAACAACAAGTGCATTGGCGGCGAAGTAATCTCTGTTCTCTACATACTGCGTGGGTTGCGCTATGGCAATTTCCATGTAGTCTGTGTCAAGCACATAGATGTTTGAACCTAGAACGGTATCAGCCGCTGCTACTGATTTTGGCACATCCGCATCTGGTAGAATTGGTATACCTTGGTAAGTAGCGAGGACTAGTCCAGTTCGTGTACCGGGGAAAGTTCTTTCAGAACCGACTCCCACTTGATACTCTTCCTGTCCCATATACCTCTGATTGCTGTTAAGCAACCTTTCCAAGTTAAAGTACTGGTCGTGACCAAGTAGTATTAACTTAGGCTCACCACCATTCTGCCTGATATTCTGAATTGCTGTATCAAGCAAAGTAAGGGTGAGGTTTCGTCCGACACCAGCATTCATGCTGACATTAGAAGAAGCGTTCCATTGTCCTGATGCCCTACCTCCAAAGGTAAGGTCGTAGGCTCGGATACCACCATTTGCTGCGAAGTTAGCATTAGGAGTACCGCCAATAAAGTTTTGACCGTCCTCTGCTACTACGTCATCAAGTGATGTCATTCCAGCTCTACTGTAAATAGCTGCTCCGTCACCATCGGCAAAGGTTGTACCTGTTGCCAAAGTCACGACACCGGTAGTAGTATTGACAGCCGAGACTGTTCGTCCTACCTCAGCTGTTATCCAGTTATTTGCTGAAAGGTCGTATTGTGCTACGGTGTCACCAATTTTAAAAGATGATGCCATAGATGCTGGAACTGTAAAGGCTGTTGTTGAACCGGCAGATGTAATCATTGCTGCGGGGGCTAACAACTCCTCATTAATTTCTTTGATGTGGTCAAGCTGGGCATTCTCATTTTCCAACGCCAACACATCTCCAACGCCACCCTCAAGCTGTGCAGTAAAGACGGACTTTACCGATGCTCCGAAAGTGGTTGCTACGATACGAGGCAAGCTCGATACCGTTTCAATATTAGAGACATCTACAGTTGGTAGGGTTCCTACTTCTGTGACAGGCTGGGATCGTCCAGACCCTCGGTCTGTCCTTACCCTCCAACCAGCTGTGTTTCCCCAGACTGTTCTGGGAATGGCATTGAAGAAACGAGTTTGGTTATTTAAAGCTTGCCATACTTTTCGTCCATACGTAGTATTAAAAATACCAGTTGCGGTATCGACTGTGAAATATGATTGTTTCATCATATACTCAGGGCCAAAAACGCTCTGATACAAACCACGTTGAGACTGTGCTACATATTCACTAAGTGATGGGTTTGACATTACTCATTCCTCCTATAATTTATTTTTTATTAGTTTATTAATTCTCTTGGAACTCCATCTGTGTTGCCCATTTCAATATCGGCTTGCAGATTTCTTAGTTCTTTCCAAGAAAGACTCATTAGTTGCTCAACAGTATCACCGGTTTCAACGGACTTAGCTATAGGCGTAGTTCCATCGACTCCCATACGATCAAGCAGTTTAGGGCCTTGTAGAGAAGTTTCCTCTCGGAAACCCATTTTACGCAACCTGTCTTCGCTTTCAGTTTGAATGGCTTTTTCCATGTTAGCCTCATATGAAGCAACCTGTTTCTTTAGGTCATTCAATCTTTTCCTCATCTCTGACATTTCGTCATCATCTTCTTCGTCATCTTCTCCTTCCTTTCTCATCTCTGCTGCTTCTTCTTCATTCTCTTCTTCGTCCAAAGGGTAATCCTCTTCGCCTTTCTTGGCGTATTTTGCCCCTTCTATAGCTTCTTCGTCCTCTTCTTCTTCATCTTCTTTAAGCATAGCTTGAATAGTTGCCTGAACGCTTTCAGTCTTACTATCAATAGCTGCCTTTTTCTCAGAGTCATCGGCATTACCGGCGGACTTTCCAGTACTTGAGGCATTGTTTACCTTAGTACCATCTACATCCATACCGTTATCTTCCTTGAGTACAGAAAAAACTGCGCTAGCTATCTCTTTAACTAGTGCTGTATGTTCCTCATTAGCTGCTTCTTGTTCAGCTTTCTGCATTATAGCCTCATCATCGGCTGCAAAGCGAGAATCCATCTTCTGTAATACCTCGGCGACTGCCGCTAAAGCAAGGTTAGTTCCTTCCATTTGCTTCTCCACTCTTGTCATTATTTCGTCTGACATTGGGTCACCTCCATTTATTGTTGCTCTAACGGTTGGTCTTAGCCATCCGACCATCAGATTATCTTAGAAATCTATTTGTGATTTATAGATTAACCACATATTATTATACTATTATTATAGAAAAATCCTAACGTTAATCGTCTATAGGGGGTACTTCCCCTGTCGATAAACGTAGTATATCATTCCTAAAGTCATATAAAGGAACTTGAATTAGCTTTTTAAACTTCTCACATTGAGTCCCTTCAGGTAATGATGCCTCTACTAAGTCTAATACTTTGCCTACCATTCGTGAATGTCTAGCCACAATATATTCCTGTTCTTTTGTTACATTTAAATTCGCCATTCTTTTCTTACCTCTCCAAGTTAAGTTTAAGTTCTTCTGCTATATTAGATTCAGAAAACCATTTATTTGCGGTTATCTCTAGAAAATTTGTTCCTTGAACCGCTGGAATAGTATCTACTATTGCCCAATTCCCATCAGGCATTAAGACGGGTTTCTGATTTTTATAGGTACGTATATGTTTTCTAACACGTACATTCCTAGTTTTTGTTCTTCTTTTATGACTACTAACATTCTGTTTATAAGTTCCTGTAATCTTTTCTGCTAGCCTACCGTTTTCTATTGAATCCATTACAGGATGATCAAAACCGTAATTAATTCCTGTACCGGTTGCATTATAAAAACGTGTTCTTTGTACATCTGATTTTGTATTAACATCTTGTATTGGGAGATTATCTTCTGAATCTTTATAAGCTTTTTGAGCTAAGTTTGTTAAAACTTTCTCTAAGGCTTGTTTTGAAATATTCATTACAATCTGTCGAGTATTTTGTGCCATGCAGTAGCCATCCCCCTATAATATAATTATACTACGTAAAGCGAAATTTCCTGTATTTTAATTCTTAATCCATACATCAGGTAATACATCCGTAAAAGAATCTTTACTATCGTCATAACGGTTTAGGTATAAAACCTCTTTTCCAATACATCCATATTGTGGATGCCAGTATGTTGCAATCTGTTTTGGTCTTGTTATTGCCGTTAATCTTTGTAATGCAAATTCATCTCCACCCTTCATAGTTCCACATATATGTATCTCACCTGTTCCTATATCTATTTCATCTACTCTATGGAAATGTCCCATCATAACAGAATCAAAGTTGTCTGGTAAGTCACCTCCAACCCCAAGTTCTTCAGCCAATACTCTTTTATATTCAAACACGGAACGCATCTTTGAAATACTATTAGTGATTGCTGTG